TTGCTATGCAAGATAAACTTAAAATTTGTTTTGATTGCATTAGTTTTCTTAATTTATTTAATCCAGATTTTATTAAGAAAATTAATACAGAGCAAAGATTTGGTAATGAAAGTTATTTTACTTTAAAAGATGAAGAAAAGAAAAAACATTTAGAAGATTTAGATGGCAAGTATCAAATCGTTAAAGATGCAATAGCAAACAATTCACACATGTTATCCAATGAAGCAAATTATGGTCCATTGCAAGATAGACCAGAAAAAATAGATACTAGAGGCATGTTGGCAATGTTTTTAAGTGAAAAACATAGTTGTAGTTATTGTGAAAAATATCAACACAAACCCGGTATGTTTGTAGGAAATATGTTTATATTTGGAACTTATCTACACTCAGTAAAACATTTAATATTTAAAGATAAACATGATATTTACTTGAGTGATTTAGAATTAAATCAAACTCACATCCCTTTATACGATGTAGTTTTATATTCTCCTACTTTTGGAGCTGAATTTAGGTTCTGCTTCAAACATAAATATGAAGAATTTAAGAAAGATTCTAAATTTACATATTTACCTTATATATCAGAAATAGATCATGCTATACAATCTGATTATATGAAATTTGCTATGTCTGATGATTTTTGGAGTAGATGGAGATCTATGACATCAAATGTACAATACAATGTTTCTTATAATAGTCCTACTATAGGAATGTATGTATGGATTATTTATATTGATCCAATTAATTATTCAATTAAAACTAACAAAGGTCAAATAACTCAAGTTAGTACTGCTTCAGATTTAAAAGAATTTGGAATGGTACAATATAATATAGACAGTCAACCGGGTATGTCTGGTTGTATGTTAGTAGATATACATGGTAGATTAGTAGCAATACATAAAGGGGATGCTGGAGGAGGAGTCCGAAAAGCAATAGGATTAAAAATTGATACACATTTAGCTGGTTCTATGAGAACTAATACTAAAATATCCAGCTATTTAAACTAGTTGGGCCAACTGCGGATATAATTTATCCGTCTTATAACATTATGTACACACACAACAAATATAAATTTCTCTCAGAAAAAGTCAAAAACACACATAATCTAGAATTATATAACTTCACTAAAGGTTGTATACAAAGTGGAAAAGACTATATGCTACCAGTACAACATGATTTTTTAACCATATCTAAACACCATTTATTAAATGATTTCAAGAAATATGAAAAAGTTTATTATTGGGGGGCAGATATGTATAGATATCAATTGGCATTAAATGCATTTAGTGAATTGCATAGTTATGAAATTCAAGATTCAGATATTTTAACTTTTGAAGAAGCCGTTCAAATAGCAAAAAAATCTACTTCATGTGGCAACACATTTAAATTAGATTGTCCATTTTGCGGAAAAAGGCATAAAACAAAAGGTGAAGTTTTTGATTTACATTTAATTGAACTGAGAGAAACAGTTCAAAAAGTTTTCGATGGTGAAGATGTACCAGTTTACTGGGAAGTTTCTCCAAAAGAAGAGATTAGGTCATTTAATAAAATAATTAATGAAGACCCTTCTAAAGAAAAACAACGTTGTTTTATGTGTGGAGATTTTATTTTATATATTATATCAATAATGTTATATCACAAAGCAAGTGAAAACCGTAGGAATGCTATGTCTAAAAAGCGTAGCGATTCTGCAGTTGGCAGTACAATTTTTTATGGTGGTGCTGATCAGATTGTTAGAGATTTGAAAAGTACTCATCAACCTACACCAAATTATAAAGTTCCAAAATTTTTCTTTTTTGACGTTAAAGCAATGGAATGTTGCATGAACGATTTAATATTACAAGATAATTATAATTGGTTAAATCGTAATATTGTAGATAAGAGAAAAATTTTTACAAAAAATCAATTAACAAATGCTCAAAAGTTTGTTATGAAGCATGAAATTTATGGTAATGTCATAGATTTGGAGGGTAGAGCCGGCAATAAATTAGGCACTACTTCATCAGGTGGTTTAAGAACATTAGACGTCAATACTGATGGTTTAGAAATAGTTAAATTATATAATTTAACTTATAGTCTAGAAGATCCAAATATTTTACAAAAATTTCAAATACAATTAAAAGAAGATTATCAAAGTCAAGTTTTAGCTTTGTGTGATTTGAGTATTCAATCACCTGCTAAATTTATGGGTGATGATTCTGTTATTTATGATAATGGATGTTTTGATAATTTTATTCAACATAGTATGGAAATGGGTTTTCAAATGGAACATGAAGAAAACGATTTAAACATACAAGGTTCAGTACCAATTGAAAGTGGAAAATTTTTAAATCTAAAATTTAAGAAGAACAATATGGGTACATATGATTTCATACCAAATTATGATAAATTGTTTGCTTCTGTGTATTATCATATGAAATCAGGTAGTTGGCGTTTAAGTTGGGCTAAAATTTGTGCAATTAAAATTTTATGTTTTACTAAAGAGAGCTATTATGAACAATGTGAACAATTACTCCGTTATATTAAAGAAAATCATTGGTTAGATATGTATAATGAAATTGAGTTGGAACCAAAAATCCCATTTAAATCATTAGAATCAATGAACTTACCTTACCATGATATAGCTTATATTATTCATGGTTTTGAAAACAATAAATTGGACAATAAAACAAAAGAAATTTTGATTAACATTGAGGAAGCTACATCTTACAATATAGCTTGGGCCCAGATTAATTAGTTTTAATGTATATTTAAATTATCAGCATTAAATAAAAGTTTGGTATTCCAAACCCTTAATCATCTCAATGTTTTTATCTTATTTAATTATATTTACTTATTGTTTATTTATTCAATTTATTATCGTAATTTCAATTATATCATTTATTACATTTTTATATTATTTATTTTGTATAATATATATATTTATCAAAATTTTATTTAATATTTAGTTTAAAATGGTCAAAAAAGAGGAAGTTAAAAAACAAGCAAAAAAAGAAGCTAAGAAAATTGCTAAAAAAGAGGCTAAGAAAGTTGCTCAACATAATGCTGGGAAAGGTGCTTCATCAATGGTTCAAGCTAGAGAAAAAGCTGCTAAAAAAGCTCAGAAATTAGCGCGTAAAGCTTTGCGAGAACAAAAGAAAGCTCAAGCAATTAAAGGTTCTGGAGCTTATACTCAAAATTTAGCTAAAGGTAGATCTGGTAATGTTACTGGCTCAGGTGGCTATTTTTCTGATATGTTAGGGGGAATTGGTAAAACTATTGGTGGCATTGGTGACGGTGTTGCTGGTATTATTACTGGTTCTGGTGATTATTCAGATTTAAACAACTTTGGTACAGTTAAAACAAATTCTTTGTTTGATAGAGCCTCTGGTGGTATTAAATTTAAAACCAGACATTTGTCAAAAGCAGATGCTGCAGTAGGTAATAAAATATTGCAGGGAGAACAGAGAATTGGTTATATTGTAGGTAGTGATACTTTTCAGTTAACTGAACATAGAATTTTTTTAGGTAATCAAGAAATTTTTCCTATAGATTTCTTAGAAAATGATAAATTTCAAGAATATAAATGGCATGGTGCTATATTAGAAATTAGATCTTTAGCCAATCAATTGTCTACAGTAATAACTGATGGTCAAATCTACGCTGCTCCAGTTTATAATGTTGAAGAAGCTAAATTTGTAACAATTGAACAAATGTCAAATGCATTTGGGAAAGCTGGTGGTAAAATATTAAACAGTTATTTAATTGGTTTAGAATGTGCTAGTAATGAAACTAATAGTCCTGTCAAGAAAACTATTAATGATAATACTGTTATAACCAATGATAATTGGAATGAATATAATTTATGTAATTTTACTTATGCTGTAACTGGTTTACCAGCTGAAGCTGTAGGCAAAAATATTGCTGAATTAATTATTCATTATGATATTGATCTATTAAAGAAAATTCAACCTATGAATTATTTACAATGTGATACTTTAGAATGTAAATTTGCAGGTAATCCTTCTACAGGTCAAATATTTGCACAACCAAATGGTATTGCTTATGAAGGAGGAGATCCAGCAACTGATTGTTCTAATCATTATAGCACATCACCTTTAAAATTAGTTAAATTTGATGCTACAGCCAATTCTATTCAATTTAATTATCCAGGTAGATATTTATATAAGTATAATTTATATGGTTTAGCCAACGTATCACCAAGTGCTACTAACGTTGGTTCTATGGAATTAAAAGGTTTGGATAGTGGTCCAATTCCAGAAGGTTGTTGTTTTGTGGACGATGATATTAATGGTATACTTAATAGTGCTTATTTAACTGATATAGGTTCTCCTTATCCTAATCCTTGGAGAATATCTGCCGGTTTGTACACTACTAGTAGTACTGGTTTATCTATGTATACAGCTGAAACAGTTATTGATGTAACCCCTGAATTATGTGTATTATATCATCATGGACCCACTACAGCTTGGGATGCATTGGGTGGTGGTTTAGGTCCTTTAGTTGTTATTAAAGTTATAAAATTACCTAGTTCAACTCCCACATTAGATGGTTTGCCTGAAGTTGATAACTCTTCTTTGAGTTTAAAACAAACCACCCACGATGTTAGAACCATGAAAAAAGAATTTGATGAAATGAAAGCTTTTATTAATTCTCTTAAAAAACCCAAAAAAGTTATTAGAAATAATAACGAAACAATACAAGATGTAGTTGATAGATTAAATTCTGAAGAGAATAAATCTATTCATGATACGAGTAGGATAATTTCCGAAGCAGTCAATAAGCCAAGATTGCAAACTTCATCATGTATTAATTGTCAAGTGGAAATACAAACTTTAAATGGTTTGCCAGGTTTGTGTGACAATTGTTCTGAATTAGATTCAGAACCAGAATATAACAAAGTAGATAATTCTACTAAAATTCCACTTAATTACCGGAAAATGCCTAACAGAGTTAGCGGTAAAAGAGCTTCTAGTACTAAATGAGCTCTAGATTAAATGCTAAATTATTTATGTCTTGGCTTAAAAAAGCTAGATTTGCTCAAGTTTCTAAAAATTCAGTCAAAGCTGAGTTGTTAGAAGAGTTGTCAAATTGTGTTTCTTTAAGTTTTATCCAAGATGATATTAAAGATAATGAGATAGTTATATCAGAGAGCAGATTAACAAGTCTTATAGCATTTTTGCAGAATAATGTTACAATTTCAGCCAATAATAATAAATCCGACAATATGTCTAATGATTCATTGCTTAATTGGAATAAATCAATTGAAGATTGTTGGAAAACAGTTGCAGCTGGAAATCGTAAAATTGAATCTAATATGCAGACACCTATCACTAATAATAGGCGTATACAATCAGATACTGATGTTTCTGATGTTAAATTCAATGAAGATAAGTAGGACCCCTAAAATGAAG